AACAGACAATGGGTAACTTGCTAGATGCCTATCGTAATGCACAGGCTCTAGACCCAAAGTTTCCTAAGCTAACACCTGAGCAGCTGACACGTATGGCTTTGGAAGAAGGGCGTAGTAACTTTGGTTATAATGAATGGGATGTTAACAACAAGAAGCTTCAGAAGGTTGTTAATAATTTAAAAGAGCTAGGTCATGATGATTATTCAGCTGGCTTTGCTGCTGCCATTAAAGAGAAGTATGATACGGCTAAGCGTCTTGGTCAGCCTTTTGAGCAACTCTGGAATGGTGCTGGCCCTAAAGCTAGAGAATACTATCAACGTATTCAAAAGGGAATGTATAGTGTAGATCATCCTGATAACAAAGAGATGAGAGACTACATTAAGTTTAGAATTACTCCTCAACAGCGTAGTGAGGCCGATGTGTATGAAGGGTTGGACAACCCGTTAATGGCTGGTTCAGAAGGAGCAGATTTCTATGGCTGATTATCGTTCTAAGAATGAAGGCATGTTCTCTGCCTACCTGCCCAACTACAACATCATGCAGCAATACAACCAGCCTGACAATGCTTTTGTTATGCGGGGTGTTCCTGATACAGTGTTCCTTGGTGCAGATAGGGCTAAGATGCCTGATGTTGAACGTGCCTTGCAGCATGAGTTTTCACATCAGATGGAACAGAAAGCTGCAAAGAGATATGCTCCTAATGGTAAGGGTGCTGAGATGGAAGCCGTATCTGGTCATCGTATGCAACCAACAGATGCTTTTTTCTTGCAAGCTTTACAAAAGGGTAGATTTGGTGATGATAATTCACAAGCAGCAAGAGGCTCTGCTTATAAAGATCAACAAGCATTTCAAGAACGATTTGCTTCTCCAGAAGTTCAGAAAAGGTTTAACGCTTTATTTAAGAATGTTTCTCCTGAAGGTCGTCTTGCTAATCCAAAACAAAGTCCTTTCAATGAAATCATGGCAGACTTGAATGCCTATGAGATGTTTCATAAGGTAGATGCAACACAAGACCCTGTGTTACGTAAGCAGTTATTTAATAATGATGATCGTTTAATTGAAGCTTATAGAAGCATTGCTCCTAACAGGACAGATCGTCTTGATGCTAAAGACTTGCCTCCATATCAAACACAGTATGTTGAGCCAGCCCCTTGGTATCAGAATGCTCTACAGAAGTTTGGCTTTTAATGAGTGAACTAAAGATTGAACTGTTGCCTTGGCAGCAAAAGGTATGGAATGATCCTGTACGATTCAAGGTTGTTGCAGCTGGACGAAGAACAGGAAAGAGCCGCCTTGCCGCCTACCTGCTCATCTTCAATGCGTTGCAGGCAAACAAGGGACATGTGTTTTATGTTGCTCCTACACAGGGACAAGCCCGAGACATTATGTGGCAAACATTGCTGGAAGTTGGACACAGCGTCATCAGCGGTAGTCACATCAACAACCTCCAGATAAAGCTTGTTAACGGAGCCACCATCAGCCTTAAGGGTGCTGATAGACCAGAGACTATGCGTGGTGTGTCTCTTAAATATTTGGTGATGGACGAGTATGCAGACATGAAGCCAGAAGTGTGGGAGCAAATCTTGCGTCCTGCCTTGGCTGACCAGAAGGGATGTGCCTTGTTCATTGGAACACCTATGGGTCGTAATCATTTCTATGACTTGTATCAGCAGGCCTGTAAAGGAGAAGACCCAACCTTCAAGGGCTGGCACTTCACCTCCTATGACAACCCCATCCTTGACCCTAATGAGATTGAGGCTGCTAAGAAGAGCATGTCCTCTTTTGCGTTTAGACAAGAATTCATGGCTTCGTTTGAAGCACAGGGTGGTAACTTGTTTAAGGATGAATGGATTAAGTTTGATGAGGAAGAGCCAAAGGAAGGTGACTTCTACATTGCTTGTGACTTAGCTGGCTTTGCAGATGAGAGCAAGGGAAGCAAGAGCAAGAAGCTTGATGATAGCTCCTTTGCCATTGTTAAAACAAACGAAGACGGTTGGTGGGTGAAGGACATTATCCACGGACGTTGGACAGTGGAAGAGACAGCACGTAAGCTGTTCCAAGCTGTTAAGAAGTATGAGCCTATGGCTGTAGGTATTGAGCGTGGTATTGCTAAGCAAGCTGTGATGCCCTACCTAACAGACATCATGCGTAAGAACCAGACATTCTTTAGAGTGGAAGAGCTTACACACGGTAATAAAAAGAAGAGTGATCGTATTGTCTGGGCCTTACAGGGCCGCTTTGAACATGGACAGATTAAGCTTAACAAGGGAGAATGGAATGCCACCTTCTTGGATCAGTTGTTTCAATTCCCTAATGCAATGGTGCATGATGACTTGATCGACTCCCTCTCCTACATTGAACAGCTTTCTAAACAGGCCTATGTGTCTGAATGGGAAGAAGAAGAAGAATATGAACCAATCGACAGCTGGGCTGGATATTAAAGGAAACCTATGAGCATGGAAGAAAACACACAACAACATAGCAAACTTGCTGCTTGGGTTATTGAGAAGGCCGATAAATGGCGTGATCATTACACCAGTAACTATGCACCTAAGCATGAGGAATACTATCGTCTATGGCGTGGTCAATGGGACGCACAAGACAAGACACGTAGTAGCGAGCGTAGTAAGCTCATTGCTCCTGCCTTGCAGCAAGCTGTTGAGAGCAGCGTTGCCGAGGTGGAAGAAGCTACGTTTGGTCGTGGCAAGTGGTTTGATATTAAGGATGACCACAAGGATAAAGAGAACTCAGACATTGCCTACATGCGTCAATGCTTGGAGGAAGAATTTAAGTTTAACAAGGGCCGTAGACAAATTGCTGAAGCCTTGTTGAACGCAGCTGTGTATGGTACAGGCTGTATGGAAGTTGTGTTGGATGAGGTGACGGAACTTGTTCCTTCTACACAGCCCATCCTAGACGGTGCTATGCAGGCTGTTGGTGTTATGCAGAAGCAACGTAAGGTTGTTAAGTGGAGACCTGTGTTGCCACAGAACTTCCTCATTGACCCTGCTTCTCCTACTATCGAAGAAGCTTTAGGTGTTGCCATTGATGAGTTTGTCCCTAAGCATCAAGTAGAACAGAACATTGAGAAAGGCATCTACCTTGATGTTGATATTGAACAAGCAGCTCCTGATCAAGACTTAGAGCCTGATCAAGACTTGACGATGTATACAGATGACAAGGTGAGACTCACTAAGTATTATGGCTTAGTTCCTACCGACTTGTTTAAAGAAGCTATGTCTGGTGAAGACTATGTTGAACCAGCTGATGACGAAGCAGAAGACGAGAAAGAACCTGAGTATACAGAAGCTATCATCATCATTGCTAACGGTGGTGTGTTGTTAAAGGTTGAAGCCAACCCATACATGATGCAAGACCGTCCTTTGGTTGCCTTTCCTTGGGATGTGGTTCCCGGACGCTTCTGGGGACGTGGCATTTGTGAGAAGGGCTACAACAGCCAGAAAGCCCTCGATGCAGAGCTTCGTGCTCGTATTGATGCCTTGGCTATGACTGTCCATCCTATGATGGCTATGGACGCTACACGTATGCCTAGAGGTTCTAAGCTGGAAGTGAGACCCGGTAAGAACATCTTGACCAACGGTAACCCAAATGAAGTGTTGATGCCCTTTAAGTTTGGCAGCATTGACCAGATTACATTTGCTCAGGCTGAACAGCTTCAGAAGATGGTACAGATGGCTACAGGTGCTATTGATTCTGGCGGTATGTCTGGTGTTATTAACGGCGAAGCTGCTGCTGGTGCTGTGAGCATGTCTCTTGGAGCCATCATGAAGCGTCATAAGCGTACATTGATTAACTTCCAAGACTGTTTCCTCATTCCTCTCATTGAGAAGAGTGCCTATCGCTACATGCAATATGATCCAGAGAATTTCCCTGCTCAAGACTTCAAGTTTGTAGCAAGCAGCTCCTTGGGTGTCATTGCTCGTGAGTATGAAGTTACACAATTGGTGCAGCTGTTGCAGACATTAGGCCAAGACTCCCCAATGTACCCCATGTTGGTGGAAGCAGTGGTGGATAATATGTCATTGTCTAACAGAGAAGAGCTTATTGCTCAACTTAAACAGCTCAACCAGCCTACTCCAGAGGCTAAACAAGCCCAATCAGTTCAAATGGAGATGCAACTGGCTACAGCACAAGCTCAAATCCAGCTGTTACAAAGCCAAGCAGCTGAGAGCCAAGGCCGTGCCATCAAATATCAGACAGAAGCACAGGCAATTCCTACACAACTTGAGACAGATCGTATCAAAGCTGTGTCAGGTAGCCTACAACCAGACGACAAGGGTGATAAAGAGTTCGAAAAGAGAGCTCGCCTTGCTGAACTAGTGCTGAAAGAACGTGAAATTACCAGCAAAGAAGCTATTGTAGCTAAACAAATGCAGGGAATGTAACTAAAAAGTACACAAAGAGCTTGACATGTCAGGCTTTTTGTGGTATAATAACCACATAACATCCAAACTTAGGAGAAATGTTATGACAGACAGAGAATATTATGACCATCTTATCAGCTTGTTCGCATCAGACGGCTGGAAGCTTTATCAAGAAGACCTAGAGGACAACCTCAAGGGCCTACAAGATGTAAGCACCATCCCAAGTGCAGAACAATTCTGGCAAAGAAAGGGACAAGTCGAGCTACTCACTCGTCTTATCGGCTACCAACCTCTTATTGAACAACACTACGAGGCTACGTATGGCGGTTAGGGCATTTGATTATGCTTGTCCCACAGGTCACATCACAGAGCATTTTACCTCAAGCATGGAAGAGGGAATAACTTGTCCTGAATGTGGCCTTCTATCAACAAGACAAATCTCAACTCCTTTTGTAAAGCTGGAAGGCTGTACAGGCGATTTCCCCGGGGCACATAGAAAATGGGAACTCGTTAGAAGAGAGAAGATGGCGATAGAGAATAAGCGAAACTCGTAAGGGTTTCTTAGAATTTTTCCATAATGCTATTAAGCACGGAGACTATATGGCACAATTTATTGACGAAAGTTTAGAACATTCAACTGAGGAAGTTTCTAACATTGTAGAAGACCAACAAGCAGCTGATGAAGCTGTAGTTGACAACCAACCACAAGAGGAAGAGATTCCTGAACGATATAAGGGTAAGAGCCCAGCTGAAATTATTCGTATGCATCAAGAGGCTGAGAAGCTGATGGGCAGACATAGTAAAGAAGTTGGTGAACTTAGACGTATTGTAGATGATTTTGTTAAAACCCAATCCGTTACAAAACAAGCCCCGCAGGACGAAGAGATTGATTTTTTCTCTGACCCTCAAAGAGCAATTGAACAAGCTGTAGCTAAGCATCCAAAGATTAAGGAAGCTGAAACACTTAACGCACAACTCGCAAGGCAAGCAGCCTTACAACAGCTGCAAAGCGCCCATCCAGATTATCAAGCGGTCTTGAATGATGAAGGATTTTCTGAGTGGGTAGGTAAGAGCAAAGTGAGAAGCGAACTTCTTTCTAGAGCAGATCAGCGTTATGACTTCGATGCTGCTGATGAACTCCTTTCTACATGGAAGGAACGTAAGCAGATGGTAAGTCGTGAAGCTGTTATGCAAAAAGAAGAGAGAGCTAGACAGGTGAAGCAAGGCTCAACTGGTTCTGTAAGAGGAACTGGTGAGGCATCGAGCAAGAAGAAGTATCGGCGTGCTGACATTATGGCACTCATGCAAAATGATCCAGACCGTTACATGGCACTCCAACCAGAAATTATGTTGGCTTACCAAGAGAAACGTGTAATCTAATAACTTTATGAAAGACTTTTAAAATGGCAACTTCTACCTTCCCAGCACAAGGCGGCGCAGTCGGCGCAACCGAAGCAACTAACTTCACCCCTGAACTTTGGTCTGATGAGATCATCGCTGCGTACAAAAAGAATATGGTGTTGAGCCAGTTTGTTCGCAAGATGAGCTTCAAAGGCAAAAAGGGTGACTCTCTCCACATTCCAGCTCCTAGCCGTGGCCTCGCTGCCGTTGCTAAGGCTGAGAACACCGCAGTTACTCTGCAAAACTTGAGCCAATCTGAAGTGGTGGTTTTGTTGAACCAACACAAAGAAGTGTCTTACCTCATC